AAGATCATACCATAATCAGAAACACCGTCCAACCACTTTAGCACAGCGTCACGCTTCTTCTGTGCCTTGGCACAGCCTGAGTTGGCTTTCCAGTCGCCTTCCCACAGGCCCTTGGCAATCTGGAATCCGCCTGAGTCGCCTAATATTACAGTTCCAGGTTCGCGATTACGAACCATGTCCTCTGACCAGTCCTGCTTGGTCAAATCCAGATTAGCATGACCACCGGAATACAGGCTCCACCGGTATGGAAACAGACCCGTTTGACTGTTGAGCCAATTCATCTGCTCCATGTCCGGCATGCCCTGTGGCATACGTGCAGGCTCTATGTAAGGTCCGTTTACCGGATCACGTTGCTTGCCTATGAACGTGGCATAGAATCCTGAAATGGCAGGCAAGAACACAGCATAGTCATTCTGCTTGGCAGTTAAGTTATCTTGCGTCATAAAATTTCACTGACTCTATTAGATCGTAATCTATTTTATAGTATTCTTTGAGTTGGACCATATGTGTTGGACAGGTATTTAGATGTTCGGTAAGCATATCTTTTATTTGTTGTTGCGTCCAGCCAACAACTGTTTTAGATTTATCATACCACCCTGGAAATTGGTTAGCTTTTCCTAATGCAGATATATTGTATGGATTATAAATATCTGTATGCCATTTTGATTGTTTCCTAGGAACGATTTTATCAACCGCCCAGTGATTCCATGTTTCGGACAAAAAATTATCACAATTAAACCATACAGTTCGTGCATGATCTATATTGTCTAAAAACATGGTTTGTGGTGCCGTGTGCTCGTCAAACACTATATGATCAAATATATCATTGAATCCTATATTTAGAAAAAAATGAGGATTCTCCGGAGAGCAGCCAACAAAGGCCTGCGCCGCACCTGAGATCCATCGGTCTATCGGATCTTTAAGCACAACCACATACGTAGCATCATCAATGGGATCTTTAATATAATTAATATTATTTCCATTAAATTTGTCTTTCATCCAAGTACTAGCATTTTTTGGAATGTTTATATATATGTAATTTTTATTATTGACTCCAAGATGATGTATCCCTTTACCCCGGCCGTTCCAATCGGTAATTTTCCAACCAAGAGAAAGAAGAGGATTACCCATTACTTGCTCTGTGCTGGTAAGATGTAGTTGTAAACAGCAAGACCAGAGTCGACTGTGATCATTGCGGCACCATCATCGCTGATCTTGACAACTTTGTCGCCTGTTAAATCCATGATAGAAATAAATGTCTTGATGGGCCATGACCACGCACGTTTCAATTGACCAGTGATGCCTGGGTGGAACACAAAGTTGCCTGCGTGTGTTGAATGGTCACCAAAGAAAAACATTAAATTGCCATTTTCTGTTTTTGCTTGGAAGTTTGTTTCTTCACTGTTGGCCTGTGCCTGCATTTTTAAACGCATGACGCTGGCATTGGTTGGCTCAAACTCAATGTGCCAGTTGACACCTTTGAACTTGACAGTTTTAAGTTTCTCATTCACAATCTCACTGGCCATAAAGCGATAACTGTTTTTAAAGTCACCCAACTTGTTTTCAAAGTTGATGCCGTCAGGCTCGCCAGTGCCACGCCGTGTGATACTGAGTTTGGCATCCTCACGATACTCTTGCAAGTTCAACAAGATTTTTAGTTTGCTCAAGTTAGGCATACCGAAGTTGCCAACGAAGTCTGGAACTGGATTGGCAAACTTGCCCTCAACTACCACAGACCTGTCTTCTGCTAGACCGGAAATAACTGTGTCTTCCTCGGTGCCTGTAATTTTTACCAAATCGATTACACCCAAATCAAGTGTGTGTTCAACTAAGTCTAATAAATGATCTCTCATGTTTAATTCTCCTATTGTGTATTGTATATGGTTTATTTAGATTTTGCAAGTCATTTGTTAACTATTTTTGCCAAAGTCTGTCCACCACGGATGCTTTCAAGCTCGCCAGGTTTACGCAGTTCTAGCCAGGTTAGATTGCCCATGTCTGTCCAACTGAACATTTGTCGGTATCCAATTGATTTTGCAATTGCTTTTACTCGGTTTCCCGGAGTATAGAAACAGAAATTCTTTTCAACCAACGCAACACAATGTGCTCGGTCGCAGTCGTTGAATGTCATTGCCAATATACCACCTGGGCGTAGTTTATTAAAGATGTTTCGTAAGTATTGCTCCACCACTTCGAGTGTGGTAAACTCAAAAAAGTTAAATGCAAGACACATGCCAAATTGGTTATCTGGCAGTGTGTCTAGCACGTTGGTTGAACATGGATCTTGTTCGTACACTCGCAGTCGGCGTTGGTACTCTTCTGGAAAAGTACTCAATGCTGGCTGCAATAGTTCTGTGCTGTAGTCAACAAGGTATAGAGGATCCAGTGCTACCAAGTCACTTATAAATGTTTCAACTCCGGGGCGTATAATTAATCCAGGGTATTTCCAATCAACATAACTCTTAATGCGGTTAGAAATCATTTGCTGAACGTCTGCAGTCATTGGCATGCGACGATCTAGAATTTGTTGATTGACCTTTTTATTAGTAGGCTCGTCAAGTCGACCATACCGTGCTACCGCTTCATTGTATAACCTGGTGCTTTCGGCATACTGTGTTTTTTCAGCCGTCTCAATCATGCTGTCTAGTTCGCTTATTAATTCAACCAGTGTAGAACTAAAATAATCAAAAGCAGTTATTACACGAGTTTGATCTTCCTGCAGAGTTTGTGTAAATGCACGTGGCTGTATCACACTGTTCTGTACATTATACACAATTTCTTCTAGCTTATGCCGTGCAGTATATTGGATGGTGTTAACATCAAACCCTGACAAATGATTGCGGTATGCAACTAATTCACTAAGTTTCATAGATCACCATTCAAATAAAGTTTGGAATGTATTCTCTGTGTTGGTGGCACTTGCCAAGTCCCAGTCCAGCACACCCAACAAGTTGTCAATTTTTTGATCCACCACAGTTGCCTCCATCAATCCGTCATCAAATGGCAGTTCTGTGAACCAAGCAGGCAAGCGTTGTTCATCTGTGGGATAACCAATTGACGTCCACCCAAGAGCATTGCTTTTAAGTTTACACACAATAGTTTTCATACCATCAACAATTTGCATACTGTAGTTGTCGCCGTTCATTTTCCGCATGTTGTTCCAGTTCATGGCTGCTCGCACATGCCCTGGCATGTTGGCTTTGCCAAGTCTGGCTTCTTCTGCACCATACTTGGTCAAGTTGTTCACACGCTTGGGCGAACCTTTTTCCCAGCCCGGACGTTCCATAAACTCATACTTGAATTCTCGGATACGTGCCACAATGGAATCTCTGTCAGCACCATGCAATGTACTATTTAGAATTTCCAACAAGAAGTCTTGAATTACCTTGGGTGTGTCACTACGCTTCAAGTCCAGGCCCATGGCCTTGGTCTTGCCCTTCTTGCCTTCCACATCCAATCGCTTGCCTTCCAAGTCAATGATGTTCACAGCATAGCGTTTCTTTGTGATAAACAATCCACGATCTGCCACCAGTTCTCGACCAGCCGCAATTAATGCACCCATCTCTCTTGGGCAATGGAATGCCTGTTCCATAAAGCCAGGGAAGCTGGCATTAACTTGCTCGGCAATGGAGTCATACAAGGCAATAGCAATATCCTTGCTCCACTCCATGCGACCTTCTGCTACTTCTTTCTTCAGCACTGGCCACGCAGTAAAGTAGCAGGAGTCTGTGTCACCATAGATAATGGCTTCACCTGTGTGGTCATATACACCTGTGATGCATTCGTTGATGTGTGCATCCATGTGCCGGGCAATGGCACGACCAGTTAGTGTGGTACTCTGTCCAATACGATGATCAAAGAATCTACAACCAGGATTCAAAATAGCACCATACAAACTGTTCAAGTTAATCTTTTTAACCAGCTGTCGCTTGTCCCAGAATGCTTCTTCTTTCTTGTCCTTGGCTGTTTTCTTTTTGGCCTGCAGTTCTTTGCGTTCTGAATACCAACGTTCCAGCAATCCTGGGATGATACCCTTCTTCTCATAGGTAAGTATTGTACCATTAGCACTCATGATCCAAGGCTGATTGCTGTCAAACATGATGGTCCAGATCTCTGCGGCACTGTGTGTGCTTTCTGTGCCATCTTGCCAGTCAATGGTGATCTCTGTGCCACGTTGCTGTTCCATCACCGCAGTGTATTCTAAACTGCCAAACAGGCCCTCCCAAGCAGCCGCAAAACTTGCGCCTTTGGCAATCTTTTCTTTGATGTAGTGATCAGTCATGATGGGACGCAGTTGTCCTACCACAGTCTCCGGTCCCATGTTCATGGCACGAATGGCCGACGGATACAGACTGTTGATGTCGACAGATCCAATCCAGTCATGCAGGCCTTTCTTGGGGTACGCAACATACGCACCCGCCGCCTGTGTGTCGTCGTCTGTGAGACGTTGCTTGCGATTAGGAACCACCATTCCACGTTCATGTGCTTCATTGATAATGGCCTGTTCAGTCACTGCCACAGCACCCATTGTGGTTTGTAGTAGCACAGTATTGGCGTGTGCCAGTTCGCTTGCCAATGATAAAAACTGTAGTTTGCGATCCAGTTTATGCAACAACAGCGTATCTTGTCTGTTGTATTCAATAAACTTTTTAAAGTGTTGGTTGTACAAAGCATCCAACGTGCCTTCAAACTGGGTCTTACGCTCATTGAGTTCATACTCACCAATAGCATCCAGGCTATAGCTATGGCGTTCTTCATATGTGTACTTGCGATACAGTTGCATATAGTCCATATGTACACGACCAATCAAGTCATATGTTTGGCTTTCACTGCCAAAGCGTTCAAACATACGCATCTTGGGCAGTTGTCCCCACAGACAGAACTTGCGTGTGTCGTCTTTGCTCAGCACACGAGTGCAACGATTCACAGTGTAAGGGATATCATATCCCTCTGAGTTCCAGCCACTCAGCACGTCTGCATCTTCGATCAAGTCCAGGAATGTTTTGATCATGTCCTCTTCTCGTTCAAACAAGATGGTATTTTCAAAGTCCTTCACAAGATCTTGTGCAGTTGCCCACGATAAGCCTTTGGGCGGAACTGCCAGTGTAACCAATTGATCCAACCAGTTTAGATAGACTGAGATTGCAGTGATGGGGTTGAATGGATCATCCACAGGCGAGAAACCTCGCTCTTTGTCAAAGTCTACCTCAATGTCGAAAAATGCAACATTGAGTTCCGGGGCGTCTTGGTCTTTGTAGTTTTCTTCTAAGCAACGAAAGATAGGGTTAATATCACTCTCATACAATTGCTTGCTGGAGTGCATGCGAACTTCCTTGCGGAACTCTTTGTTGTTGCGTGTGCTGAAGCGACTGACAGGTGTTCCATAGATACTTTGGAACTTGCCTCTGGCATCGTCGTAATAGAAGATGTAGTTGGCAGGATACTCTTGGTATTTCCTCACGCCGTCTCGGCGTTCTACAACGTGAATGCGATCGTGTTCACGATCAAATAGTGCGTCAATATAACTCATAGTCTCCGTTTGTGGCCGGTAAGCCGTGATTCATGTTCCTTACGGGAACGACTCGCTGTTGTAAAACAGTACTTATAGAGTTTTGCCAACAGTCTCAAGAATTGTTTCCAGTGTTTCGTGGTCTTGTTTTTCTTTGCCAAATTCAGCTTTGTGTGCCAATTTAATAGCCTTCTTTAAAATGGCAGGCTTGACTTCTAGTTCCTCAGCAATGGCTTTGATGGTGTCGTTAAGACCACCCTGAAGTGTGTCAATCTCGTGCATGACCTGCATGCCCTCGTTGATGATTTGAACGAGTTTGATCTTTTGATCGCCGTTGAATGATTTGGGTTGTGACATAAAATGCTCCTTGTTTTCTATTATATACTTGTTCTAGCGCAAAGTCAAATATTGTTTGGCTCAAGATTACCAAATAAATATCTGCATGCCAAAAATATATGTAGAAATAAACCAAGCAATTGATTTTAACATTGATATTTACAATACCCCAATTGGTGAACAGTTCTTTAATCAGCATGTGGAAATTACCAAACAAGATCCGGTTCGTGCAGTGCCTGTTGTTACAGATTTTACCAAATACACAATTAACTATTTTATAAAATTAATCGAAGAAGCACGTGACACCAATGCAGTAGACTGGTCTATGTACAATATTCAAGCCGGTCCGGAACATTACGAGTCTAACCAGTTGCATTTTAATTCAATGCATAAAGATTTAGAAGTAACAGCAGGAATTAACAAGTATGCTGGACTTGATAAAGAACAAATAAAATTAGTTGACGAGCTACATTGTTGCCTGCACAGTTTAGAAACCACTGAAGCCCCTCTTGATTACAATTTTACAGGACGGTCGTTTGCTAACATTAGTTATTTTATTAATGGCCCAACCGACAATCAGAT